GTGTTAACCCGTATCAACAATATAAATTGTCTTGGTTATGAAGACATCTATGGCCATAAATATGACATGTTGGATTGTGTGGACGTTCCCGGTTCGGACAGGAAATGGCGTTATATGATGCCAGACGGCAGTTATCGTAAGGTACAGTCCAGCACGTCGGAAGGCTGGATAACGGCTGTCGCACACGGTCGGTATATGGACTTGACTCCTGTCGCCATTAGCGGAAGCAATTCGACCTATTACAGCGATTATTATTTTACGAATGCTAATTCAGGCCGTGTGGTCTATCGCGGCAACAACCATGCGTATGCGTATGGCGGTGTGTCGAGTGCGTATGCGGGTTACGATGCGTCGTACACGTATGCGTTTGTCGGGTCGCGGCTGGCCTTCCGCGGCAAAATCGTGAAGGCTGGAAGCGTGGCTGCGTTCAAAGCGGCTGTCGAGATAGCGTAAGCGTTAAAGCGAAAGCGAAGCGGCAAAGCGAAAGCGAAAACCGACAGGTTGCACGGAGTGCGTAATACTGTCGATTTTTTTTGAATGCTCATATAAATTGAGTATTTTTGCACTTTGAATACAGGCGGAAGCTTCCATAGGCCGTGTGGTCTATCGCGGCAACAACCATGCGAATGCGAATGGCGGTGTGTCGAATGCGAATGCGGGTAACGATGCGTCGAACACGAATGCGAATGTCGGGTCGCGGCTGGACAACAACCGAAGATACTGCAATCGGCGTACAGCGGCGGGGACGTGTCCCCAGTGCGGTGCCGAGGAAGCTGAGCCTCACCAATAGCGGCATGCCTCCGGTAGGAGGAACCGGCGCACCAGCCGTCGGATGCCGGAAAGGTGAAAAAAGGAGTGAGGAGTAGAGTTTGGTAGGGCGGCTGCGTCTCGAAGAACTTGGACTCCACGGAATGAAGGCTGATGTTGTAAATGACAAACATTAAAAAACAAGGACAAAACAATGCGCAGGGAAGGCTACATCATCGAGGAAATTGTTGACTATTATAATATGTCTGAGTCTTTCGACACTGTGTTGCGCGGTACAAAGCGCAAACGCAGTCGGCAGGGCCGCTGGCTTCTTGCGCACAGGGAGGAGGTGATTCAGGAACTGAGCAGGCGCATCGCTGACGGCACGTTCACGGTGAAAGATTACAGGGAAAGGGAGATTGTGGAAGGCGGTAAGCACCGCAAGATACAGATACTCTCAATGTACGACCGAATCGGTGTTCATGCCGTTATGAATGTGGTGGACCAACACATGCGCAAGCGGTTCATCAGAACCACCTCCGCAAGTATTAAGGAACGCGGTATGCACGACCTGCTTGGGTACATACGTCGCGACTTGAAGGAAAACCCGGACGAAACCCGGTACTGTTACAAGTTCGACATATCGAAGTTCTACGAAAACGTGCAGTCTGACTGTGTAATGTATTGTGTGCGTCGTATCTTCAAGGACAAAAGGCTGATAGCCCTGCTCGACGGGTTTGTGCGCATGATGCCGCATGGCATTAGCATAGGGCTGCGCAGTTCGCAGGGGTTGGGCAATCTGCTGTTGTCCGTGTTTTTAGACCATTATTTGAAAGACAGATATGGTGTGCGTTACTTTTACCGTTATTGTGACGATGGGGTCGTACTCGGTAAATCGAAAGCGGAATTATGGGTTGTTCGTGCTATGGTACACAAACTTTTGGAGAGCATCAGCCTGAAGGTGAAAGCCAACGAGAGGGTGTTCCCCGTGAGCGAGGGTATTGATTTCCTTGGCTATGTGATATACAACTCCGAGCATGTGGAGTTGCGCAAGCGTATCAAGCAGAAGATGGCGAGGAAGATGCACGAAGTGAAAAGCAAGAAAAGACGGCGTGAGTTGACTGCGAGTTTCTATGGCATGGCAAAGCACGCCAACTGTAATATGTTGTTTAATAAATTAACAGGTAAAAGTATGAAATCATTTAAGGATTTGAAAGTCGCTTACAAGCCGGAGGACGGCAAGAAGCGTTTCTCTGGTGCAGTAGTCAGTATCAGGGAACTGGTCAATCTGCCTATTGTGGTCAAAGATTACGAGACTGGCATTAAGACAGAGCAGGGCGAGGACCGCTGCATCGTGGCTATCGAATTGAACGGCGAGGCCAAGAAGTTTTTCACCAACAGCGAGGAGATGAAGAATATTCTCGCCCAAATCAGCGAAATGCCCGACGGTTTTCCGTTTGAGACCACCATCAAAACGGAGACCTTCGGCAAAGGCAAGACCAAATATGTATTCACTTAGGTAAAAAAATGCAGAGAACAGAAGGAACCGCCGGTGTCAAACTGATTGAATGTGTCAGTCCGGCAAGAGACAAATGGCGCGTCCGCTGGGACGTGCGGGAGAAGGAAAACTGTTTGGCTGACTATATGGAGGCCGAGTTTGACCACAGACCGTCTGACAACGAAATCAAGTCCGTCGTCATGGACTGGTACAACGAGCAGACCGACCAAACCATACTCTCTGGCTTTGAGTATGAAGGCTGCATGGTTTGGTTGTCGAGAGAAAACCAGTTTAATTACAAAGCGGCCTATGACCTTGCCGTACAAACGTGCGGGGCATCGTTGCCGGTAAAATTCAAGTTAGGGACGGACGAGCAGCCTGTTTATAGGGTGTATGAGACGTTGGACGACCTTGCTGACTTTTATACGAAAGTTGTGCGGCATATTCAGTGTACGCTGGAAACCGGCTGGCAGAAAAAAGCCGCGTTTGACTTGTCTCGATACCAGATAGAATAACCTTGTCAAAAGTCTTTGGGGGCGGGCGTATAAAAAGCCCCCAGCCTGTTAATATTAGACGCCAATCATTTATTAACAATGCACCGCTATGGTACCAACTGGGGGCTGTATGCCCGTGGTCGTACCATAGCGGTTTTTGTATAATAAATGATTGGCACTGCAAAAGTATAAAAATAAATTGAAATGACACTATTTGAGATATTAAATTTTAATAAAGAAGTGATTGACAGGCTTATTTCTGTAGGTTTTAAGCCTGAAGACTGCCGTTTTGTGCCGCTTTATGCCGAATACCAGAAGATGCACGTACAGGGTGAAAAAGTTACGTATATCGTATCGACGCTCTCTGACCGTTACCGTGTGTGCGAGCGTAAGGTGTACAGCATTATCAAGAAGTTTGAAACGGACTGCAAGGTTGGTGCAGTGTGATTCGTGGTAATTTTTCTTTCGTTTCGTGGGTATCTGCTAATTTTGCGGTACAAAACATTTGAGACGATGAGAAAACAATACCTTTCGGCACCGCTTCCATTTCAGGGACAGAAGCGGAGGTTCGCCAAGGAGTACATTAATGTACTTTGTCAGTTCCCTGACGGCACGACATTCGTGGACTTATTCGGAGGCAGCGGTTTGCTGTCGCACATAGCAAAATGTCAAAAGCCTAACTCAACCGTAGTGTATAACGATTTTGACGGCTACCGCCGGCGTCTGGAAGCATTGCCTTTGACCAATGCACTGCTGGCGGAACTGAGGGCGATTGTGGACGTTCCGCGCCATAAGCCGATATTGGGAAAACAGCGGGAGTGTGTGTTGTCGTGCATCCGCAAGTATGAGCGCAATTACGGCTACGTTGATTATATAACGCTGTCCTCGTCGGTAATGTTCTCCATGAAATATGCCACGAATTTTGAAGAATTGGCAAAGGAGACCCTTTATAATAATATAAAGACTGCTGACTATCCGCCATGCGACGATTACCTCGATGGTCTGACAATAACCACGTGCGACTACAAGGAGGTTTTCGAGAAGTACAAGGATGTGCCGGGTGTCGTGTTTTTGGTTGATCCGCCGTATTTGAATACAGACAGCAAGACCTACAAGATGTATTGGAAACTGTCCGATTATCTTGACGTGCTGACCGTCCTTTCCGGACACCGTTTTGTCTATTTCACCTCTGATAAATCCTCTATCGTTGAACTTTGCGGCTGGATGGGCAGGCATCCCGACCTTTGCGACCCGTTTAGAAACTGTCGCCGCAGCGAGTTCAATGCCCGCATGAATTTCAATGCGTCCTATACGGACATCATGCTATATACAGATGCCGCTTAA